AACTACCAAATGTATCACCTATTTTATCTAACCTATCACCAAACGATTTTGCTAAAGCAACTAATCCAGCAAATATACCAGCGGCCTTTCCCAACTCTTTGTTAATTATTTTTTGTACTCTTTCGGTTTCTTCTTTAGTATTTTTTTCATCGTCTGCTAGTTCTACCAAGCTTTCCATCATTCCACCAAGAACACTAGTATCTTGAACTCGTTCCTTTCCTAAATCTTCTAATGTTGCTGCAAGTTCTGCTTGACCATACATTCCAGTGTTTATTCCACCAACAAGATCTCTAATTTTTGCTTGGTCTTCACGACTCATATTTAAATATGTACCAGATTGTTGTAAAGATTTAGTTATATCTTTATAAGCTTCAGATCTTATTTTTGTAGAAGCAAGAGCTTTTTTACTAAAAATTTCATTAGAGGCCTGTGCTACATTTCCCTTTACTAAATGTCCTAATATAGAAGATAAAGATTTTTCTGAAGATTTTAGTATTTTTTCATGTTCTTTTTCTGCTTGAGAAATCTGTTTAGCTAACTTAAGTTGGTCTGATAACTTTTGGCTTTGTCTAGCTAATAAATTATCTATCTCCTCTTGGGTAGATTTATTTACTCTAGTTTGTCTATTTTTTCTAGCTTGAAGTTCGGCTAATCGTTTTTCTTCTTCTGGAGTTAATGCCATTACTTCTTATCTTTCTGTATCAATTTCTGTATGTTTTTTTTGTTTTTAATCATATTATCAATTGACTTTTTAAACTTAGGATTTGTTTTATATAATCTTTTTTCAGTTGAAGTTAATTTTAACTTTCTAACGTCATCTGGTAATTTTTTGAAAAGGTCAAGAAATCCTTCTATGATATTTTTTCTATCCATATACGACATGATGTAATTCTCCTATACATTAATAAATATAACGAAAAGAACTATTTGGGGGAAAATCTACGAGGTATTGTTGGTGCTGGTTTTTCTTGTGCCTTGTCTATCTGTTCTTTTTCTTTTTTCTTCAAATCCATAAACTCACGAAGATAAAAGTTCTTTAGATGAACAGGCATGTGGTATACATCGTTAAATGTAAAACCAGGTGTTCCATAAATAAAGTAGAATATAGATTGATGTATGTCTAACTTATTAGATGGATTTAGGCCAAAAAAACTCGACTGTAAGTGGAATTGACACACTCACAGCCTCACCTCCAATCTTAATTTCCGATGTCAAATCAATATCGGGAGAAATACTTTGTATGTAATTTCTCAATGCCACAGAGTCACGGGCTAGCATATTTTGTGAAAATGATGATATGGTTTCTACCTTATTATCACCATCTACCTCTGTAATCGTATAACGAAGTCTTGTAGATATATCTGAATTATATCCTACTTTTCTTGCCTGTTCTAAATCCTTTTCTATTAGTTTCTCTTCCTTACCTGTAAGAAGTCTAAACTTTACTTTGTTTTTTCCAATTGGAGTTTCAAAGTCAAAAGAATTATCTGTGTAATCTATGCCACCTGGTAATTCTCTAAAAGGACATTTTGTAAGGTCAAATGTATGTTCTATTTTTTCTTGAATATTATTTGGATTTGTTACTTCTACCGTATACTCTGGACCATAAGCAAGAATACGAGCAGCAACTAATACAGCGTTCTTATCGCCTAATACTAAAGTTTCTTGACTTATACCCTTTGTAACAATCAAACTATCTAGTAGTTTATCAATAACCACACCTTTCTTAATAAGGTTTTCGGACATAAGAATGTCCTCTTCTCTTGTGGTCATATATTTAAGTTCTAATTTACCTTCAGTAAGTGGTGAGTCTTTTGGGTATACTTTACCACCAGACGGTAAATCAATAATTTCCGTAGGGAACTTATGTTCTGACATTTATAACTCCTTGTTGTATGTTTACAACTTTTCTTTAAAATTCTAGTTCAGCGTAATCGTATCTTAATGTTAGTGTTATTTCAACTGGATCTGAAGAACTAAAGTCTAAGTCACCAAAAGCGGCATCTTGTATCATAGTTCCAAAAAGTGTCCATTGTTCAATCTTATCACCAACAGGTCCCAAGACATTAAAAACAACATTCTTTTTATACATATCTTGGTATCCATCACGACCAGTAGAACTTTCATGATGTAGTCTTATCCACTCAATAACAGAAGAAGCTGCTGATGGTACAATCGGATCATACAGAGTAATCTGTAGAGTCTGCCATCTACCTTTACCTTTAACATACTTTGTTATATTCATATGCTCTAACACAACCTCATCAAAAGTTATTTGAGGTCTTTGTGCTGTTTTTATGGTGAAAGCAGGTATACCAGCAATCTCCATGATAAAACGATTTTTCAGTTTTGGTTCATATGCTGTGTAATATATTTCTTGTGCTGATACTAATTCGGCCATTATTTATCTCCTATAATAATAAATATCACTTTTCCAAAAATCTATTCAGGAAAAGCAGCTCCGGTTGGTTGTACTACAAAGTCTAATACGATAAACTCGGCAGTTTTTGTAGGTTGAATAAATATCTGACCTACTAACATGTTTCTATCGATAGTTTCTGGTGTGTTGTTTGAATCATCCATTACAACACGGAAAGCATTCAATCCACTATTAGATTGAACTTGTTCCATATAAGGATTAACAACATTTAAAAACTGATTTCTTAAAGAACTTGTATTCTGTTCAAAGAGTAAACCTCTTGAAGAACTTGCAACAAATGTTTTTAAGTTAATTAATAATCTTCTTACATTTACTCGGTCAAGAGCAGAAGCTTTCTTCTGTGTTGTCTTCTGTCCAAAGACAGTAACACCTTGTCCAGGAAATGTAGCAATCGGATTGACATTTGATTCATAAAGGTCATCACGATTACCTTGAGTTAATTTTCTATATGCCTGAACAGCACTATCAATCCCACCTCTGTTTAAACCAGCAGGAGCAAACCAAGGCTGCCCGACTACATCGTTAAAATGATATACCCCAGCAATCACGGTTGATGGTGGAACATATCTATAGTTACCAGTAGTAGCATCTATTATCTGAACCCAAGGGTAGTAAGCAGCAGCGTAACTTGAGTTACGAACTTCTGTATTTGTTTTAGCAGTAGCTACACTATCTGTTAAGTTAGTGTTATCATATACTAAGAAACAATCACCTCTATCTTCACATAATTGAATGGCTTGTCCTATAACAACACTATGGTCTGTTTGTTGGTCAACAATACCAGGTATTATTAATAGATTAAAATTGTATTGGTCTTTATTAGATAATAAACTTAGAGCAGTAGCATATCCACCAGTTCCAGGTACAGCATTACTCACCGATAAGTCAACACCTTGTGAATTAGTACCATTTATAGTATCATAAAAATTAAATGGATGTTCTACTTCAGCAGTTCCTAAATCACCAGCAGTTTGACTTGTATCAGATGAGTCAACTAATGGATATCGATTATTCCATCCAAAAGCACCACCAAAACTACCACTACCAACTGGAGGTAAGAAAGTAGTTCCGTCACCATAAGCATCAGTTATATTACCATTTTCATCAAGGTAATTTGGAGTTTTCCTAACATCAGGTAAATTACTTACCCTTACATAGTTAGACTTGTTTGGAAATTCACCAGTAGGTTGTAAATAAGCAACTCCATCTTCTGTAGCAATTGTATTTGTTTGATTTCCTACTCTTTTTAAAATATAATCACCAGAATCTGGATCTAATGATAAATTAGCATGTGTTTCAATTATTTTCTTTTTCTTTATGGTATCATTACCTTGTCTAATTAAAAGGGTAAATGTACCTTTAGAAAGATTTCTATTAGATACTTCCCAACGAAAGTTATCACCACGACCACCAAATGATCCAGAACCAAAATGTTCATTTGATGTAGAATCTGATTGTGGTGTTAATAATTGATCAGTCCCTAAAGCTGAGCCAGTTCCTACAAAGTTATTAAATTGAGGACCATCACCTAAAGCTTCAAGTGTAAATATAGTGTCAATTGATCCAGTAGGACGAACAGTTAAATCTACATTAGCAGTAGCACGAGTAGTATCAGTACCAGCTACTCTTACAATAGTAACTGGACCACCTTGTCGTAAATATTCTTTAGCAGTATGAGAAGTTAAAAACTGATAGTTATCACTACCACTCTGTATTAACTCTCCAAACAATCTAACATATTCACCATAAGAATTAACTATGGTTGGTTCAAGAACAGGACCCTTTACAGTAGGACCAACAATAGCAGCTCCAACTGGACCGGCTGCCGCGGGTAAAAACGATTGGTCTATTTCATTTGTAAATACACCTGGTGATACAATTTTTTCAGCCATTTAATTTCTCCGAAACTTTTAGGAATGATTTAAATATAATTATTCATATATAAATATTACCTATTTTCTCAAAAGATAAAAAAAGGATTTATAATTGTATTTTTTTTTACTTTGTGGGTTCTACTTCTACGGT